GTATCACCTTCAGTTAAGATCATGCTTTCAACAAACTCTGCGTAATGTTCAATCAAGTTACTCATATTCCCATATCCTCTTGTATAATTTCGGGTGTATATTTCATTAGTTTATACCGCTTATTAGCGGCATTATATTCTATTTCTTGTTGAGTGAACACTTCATTTTCTACAAACAAGTTTATCATGCACTGCAAGTCTCCTAGTTCTTCTAGCAGGCGGTCATGCTTATCATCAGTGTATCCAAACCGAGCGATTTTCATACACGCTTGGGTTACCTCTCCGCACTCTTCAGCAGTGCAGAATAACAATTGTTCCATATCATCATATTTCATACAAAGAAATCCTCTAATGATGCCCTCGGTTCGGCAGACCAACCTATAGCTGTTAAAATTAATTCCAGAGGAGCAATAAATGTTTTCTGAAATTGTAAGTCATAATCGACATATTTTTCTAGTTTAAATTCTGGCGGCAGATAATCTGGAAATGCAATTACATTTTCACCAATAGAGTTAGGCATTTTAAGATATGTAAATTTAATTTTCTCACCGTTTTGAATTGCTTGCATTCTGGAATCAAGTCCAGATTTTTTTAGTTCATTGTTATATAGTAAACTACCACGGACGTGTATGGGAGTACCTTTGCGATATATGTCCTTACGATCAGCCCAATCTGTAATATTAGACACACCACGTGGAAAGGCAACTTTTTCTGGTGGCAGGTTTTTGAATGCTTGTTTAAAATCTGCAATATATTTCTGTGTATTTTCTTCGGTACCATTAATCAGTACTTGGAATATTTCTCGGAACCGATCACGCACAACTTCAGGCGTTGATGATTTAATAGCCTCAATACCCATGATTTTAAGTTTTGGTTCGGCATACTGAACACCTTCGTTGTTATGCACGTTGAGAATATAACGCTTCTTGGCAGTCCAGATTGCTTTGTCTGCAATAGCCTCACGAGCCATGACCATACGATTCTTGTATGCATTAGTATTGTCTGCAAGTTTTTGATATGCTTCAGCAAGGATTTTCTCAAAGTGATCACCACAGATTTTATCAAGAGCCTTGACTGGATCTGCTGGTTTAAGTTTATCAATAAACGGACCGAAGTTAATGTAGAGTGAATCTGTGTCGATTGCAATAACATAGTCAACATCATCGGTTTGTAGGATCTTGTTAAGTTCTTTGTTGATTGCACGTTCTGCCCACTGAATAGCCAACTGACCAGACAAGGTGATACCTTCAGCAATACGAATATCAAAGTAACGGAAGTGTTTGTTACCGATAGCACCATACAAACTGTTAAGTAGAATTTTAATTGCCATCTGACGGTTCTCAAGTTGATTGATCTGTCGTTCAAGTTCTACTGTTTTGGTTTTCTCGTAAGATTGTTGCGCTGCAAGCATCTCTTGTTTTATATGTGTTCTTTCTTCGTAATATGCCTCAATGATTTTAGGAAGAATGCCTTGATGTTCTCTGCTGTAAATTGAGCCGTTGGCTGCAACTGAATATTCTGATTCTACTGGGTTTTGTAAGTTCATATAATACCCAACACCGTGAGGTTCATTTTGACCAATAAGTGTTTCGGGTGACATATTCCATTGTACAATAATATTTGGATAAAGCGAGTTTAAATCAAATGATACAACCCAGTCGTGTTTACCAATCATAGGATCCTTAACATAACCACCAGGATAATCTGGTTTTTCTGGGTGACGGTTAGGTGGTAGTGCAACGTGTTTCTTGTTAAGTTCTCGGTAGATAATTGAATCCCAGATGGCAGTGGTACCAAAGGTTGTTTCTAGGTTCACACCAGCACGATATGCCATGGTAAGAGCCAATTGGATCAGACCCATTTTTTCTTCGAGTCTGTCTATGATCTGAACGTCTTTGATATTATAGTCGATAAACTTCTGGTGGTTTTCTTGGTACAAAGTATACAAGGAGCCGTATTCATCATATGATAATTTCTTGTCACCGAGCACTACATATGCAACATGGTCCAGTTTATATGATTCAAGAGTGCCATATGAATAACCAAATTTTTGGAATAGTTCCATATAATCTGCTTGTTGAATACCAACAATTTCATATGCTTGTTCTGATTTACCGTGGTTACGGAATACAGACCGTTCGTTGACTCGGTTCCAAGGTGACAACCGTTTTGCTGCCTCTTCAGATCCAATACGTTTGATACGATTAATCAGATAGGGAATGTCAAAGAATTTAATATTCCAACCAGTTAAAACATCTGGTCGGTTATCACACCAATACTTATGGAAAGATGCTAGTAAATGCTCTTCTGATTTACATTTGTGATATTGAATTAGATCACCACGCATATCCAATTCTGTTTTAGTGTAGTCATATTCATCTAAACCCCATATGTGGTAAATGCCACTCTTGGAAGATTTAAGTGCAATGGATATAATAGGATATTTTGCTTCACCTGGTAGTGGAAAACCTTCGTCGGATTGTACCTCGATGTCGAAATTTACCACATTAATATGCTTGGGGTCCCATTTAATTTCATCTGGAAATTTCTTGGTAATATATTGCATAATATAGTTGGTCTGACCATAGACTTTAAATTGATTAATGTCTTTGTATTTTTCAATAAAGTCCTTGGCGTCACGCATATTTTCAAATTCAACAGGTTTAACCGAGGTACCATTTAATGATATCCAGTCAGACTTAGAGCCATTTGAGTTAATAAAAAGAGTTGGTTTAAATGGTACTCTTGTTTCTATACGGTTGCCGCTATCATTGTAGCCGCAATAAAGAATAGAGTTACCGTATCGGTTGACCGATGTGTAAAAAGACAATGCATTCTCCTGTAATCAATAAGTTCATTATATAACAAATCAGGTGGAATGTAAACCTAATAATGATCAAATGCCCAATATTTTTCTTTGCACCACCAGCATTCCTCACAAGGTTCTGTCTGGTCTGCGATACAACTAGACGTCATACTGAGTAGTCTGTCTAGGTTTAGTTCGTTGTACCAATGGGCAATAAACTTCTTATCAACATCACCAAATGGCAGTACCCATGTTTCTTTGGATAAACGACTGAGTTCTGATGAACTGGAATCACCTTTTGATAATGGTCTATGATTAGACGGCATTCCTTGTGTCACACCACGAATAATAAAATCAAGATTATATCTTCTTTTCATATATTCATAGTTGGCATTGTGGTAATCTTCTTTAGAAATTGGTAGAGTTTTGTCGTAGGCAAAAATGTGTGGTTTCTTTATAATATTTGCCCAATCATGCAAGTCATATTTGACTGTACGGATTACAGCCTCCGCTGCTTCCCAACTATGCACATTCTTTCTACTCACATCATAGCCATGTATAGGATAGATGCAAGTCTCTTGTTCTCTGTCTTGTATTTCTTTTGCAAGTAGATAGAGGATCAAAGCAGAGTCGGCTCCACCAGATAAAGAGATTCCAACACGCTCAACGTGTCTGGGAAACTTTTCAAAATAGTCTACAGTCTTACCATCAAATTTAAGAGACATATTGCTTCCTTATTTCTAAAAACCGTGGCAGATATTTGTAAGGTTCTATTTTAAATACCTGTGGTTCGTGACCATCTACTGTAATCAAGATGACGCCTTGTTTAATAGGAATACCAGTGAGCTCATAAAATGCTGCAGCATAGAATGAAGTTTGGATAAAATAGTTTTCAATCCATTCTTTCTTTTTTGGTTTACGAGATGTTTTAAAATCAATGATGGATAATTTACCATCAAACTCTGCAATACAGTCTACTTGTCCAGCAGTCTCAAGTTTGTTACTATACAAGAACTCTTCTTGAAACCATACATTATTTAATCGTGTATCTATAATCTTTTTAAGATCCAGAAATGATGCCAGATTATGTGGCATTACTCCTTTATCCCAATTAGTGTCGTTGTTAATATAATCCTCTGCGAGTTTATGAACAGCTGTACCACGTGAAGCAGCAAAGGATGATATTCTGTTTGCTTCTTCTTCTCCTACTCTAGCTCGCCATTCCATAATACTCTTTTTACTCAGTTGGCCTAGTATAGTTGTAATGGATGGATATGCTTTACCTTCGGGCGTAAAATATCGCCGGCCTTGAGGTGTAGTTTTTCTTGAAATTTTAGGCAGTTTCATTCCGTGAGGTACGAATAAAAACATAATATAATCCTTTAAAGTAAAGGGTGGAGTTTCCCCCACCCTTTTTTGGTTTAAATCCAATTACCTCTGAGGTTACCGTTTTCAATATTTCTTAGTCTACGTTCCAGATCACCATGATCTTTTGATAGTCCAAGATATTCATCACGCAGTTCTGCATCAGTTTTTGGTCTTACTTTGTTCCAGATTTTTTTAATAATACTCATTTCATTTGGGCCCAATTGACGTTAATTGTGCTCCCTGTTGGATGCGATACAATACATGTTCTGGGTTTTCATTTGGATACTCGATCCGAATAAAGTCCATGATCTGTGCATTTGCTGATGCTTGACGACTTGCGATAACCGCTGCGCCGAAAAGAACCATAGCAGTCCAGATTCCTCTGAGTGCTTTACCAACAAGATTGATTAAAAAATCAAGGGGTTTCTGTAAGTAGTTGACTTGTTCCAGTATTAGATGTGTCATTTGTTTTCCTCGTTTGACCAATATTGATTTTACGAGGACGCATTTCTTCTGGAATAACGTACTGCAATTCAATTGCCAGAATGCCATCCTGAATATCTGCTCCGTTTACATTTACATGTTCGGACAGCCTAAAGGTTCGTTTAAATTTCTTTGTCGAAATGCCACGATGGATAAACTCTCTCCCTTTAGAGACGTGTTCACCAGTAACAGTCAATGTTCGGTCTTTGACCTCTACATTGATTTCATCTTGTGAAAACCCTGCAACAGCAAGTTCGATCAGATATTCTTGATCACCAGCTTTGATAATGTTATGCGGTGGGTAATGGTCTTGAGCGTGTTTAGCAGTGAACTCTAGTTCTTTAAACAGATGGTCAAAACCAACAAAAGATTGTCGTGGGAATAGTGTGTGTAAGCCTGTCATGGTTATCTCCTTTGTACAAGCAAGATTAAAAAATGGACCGAGTTATCTCGCATCCGATGGTATTTATACACTTAGTGGTGTGTAAAGGTATACTGTTAAGTGATACCCGCATTGCGGTCTAGATATATGTACACGGATCAACATTACCTTCTATACCAAATGAGAATCCCACTCTGGTATTAATAGGCTTTATTAAGTGATATGTACCTCTTGGTATCCAACATATATCATACTTTTTAAATTTTTTTCTTAGTATAGATGATACGCCATCACGCCCACCATGTTCTAGATTTGCTGGAAGCCCTTCTTTGTGAGCTTCCCATATAGAAAAATCAACATTACCCAAGCCTTGCATATAGATAACATCCATCACATCTCTGTGGATATCAAAACCCTGTGCTGAGATACCTATAGATCCAAATGCAATTAAGGATATGTGATTCTTGTAAAACCTCTCCTCTAACTGCATTACCATGTTTCTTAATAATTTAGGTGCTGATGGTCTATGGTGAAAGTCTTGAAGTTGAAAGTTATTTTTTTTGACATTCCCTGCAGTTTTTTTAGGCGGATGTGTGTCGATCAGATGAATCATAGAATCCCAATTTAAATCTAAAGTTCTATCTCCGAATCTCCATTGATAATGTTTTTTATCTCTAATCGCTTGATCAAATTTATCACTCTTCCAAGTCATTTTCGTTTCATTCCGTAAGGCCACTCACCTTCTGCTATCCAGTATTTTGAATTATACCAAGCACAGTCTATACATGAGATCCTTTTATATCCTCTTGCACGTAAAAATTTATACCACTTATACATTACTTATTACCAATGTTGTATTTCGGACATAGATCCCATGCTGATTTTTCTTTAAAGGGAATGATTTTAATCTGGCGGAGTGGTGCCATTGTAAGTTCTTCTTTTCTAGCAAACTTTATGAGACCCCAGTCACTTAGTAAAGTAGTAATTGTATTC